GAGGTCATGTAAGCTCCGTGCTTGCGAATGCTGGGTAATACCTCACTCGTCACCCAGCGCTTGAACTTCTTTGCCCCCGGTAGTTTACTGGACAGCACCAGAGAGTACAGGCCGCTCTCGTTGATGATATACATTTCTCGGCTCTGACCTGAGTCGGCGAAACGCCGGGTCAGCTTATCCTCCGGGTCAACATGCCTCTTTAGTGCGTCGGACGTGTCGCTGTACCCCAGCGCCTGAGCCACGTCTTTACCCACCAGCCAGGGCTCTCCGCCTACTTCAACCGTCCGGATCGCCCCAAATTCAGGGTTTTCAAAGAGCTTCATTTCGTTCATGTGAGAGGTCTCCTTTCGATTTGATTGGAGAGGCGGCGGGGGAATATCCCGCCATGCGTTTCCTCTCATTGGTGCCACCGCCCGCCTCAGGTGGCGAGGAGCGGCATATGGCGGACAGTAGGGGCAGCGGCTGCACCGCCGCTACCCCCGCCATGTGAAGGAGGAAGGGGTGTGAACAAAAGTGGGAGCGCGAAGGCATACGCCCCCACGCTCCTATTTTCGCATAGTTATTATTTTGTGCTCACCACATGTTGTAAAAACAGAATATTTTTAACAATATAATGAAAGGTTAGCCTTAATCAAAATATCCCAAGCTCACATTGTAATATTTTGCAATTATCAAAAGATTTGATATCGTTGGCTCATGCTCTCCCCTCTCGTATCCTCTCAATGTGTTGGGCCCCAAACCCATCAACTGCGACACAATATCAACTCTTTTCCCCGGCTCTTTTTCTTCCCTTAACTTTATCAATTTCTCCGGGAACTTGTTCAAGGGCTATCTCTCCTTCGGCGGTTCAGGGAGGGGTATCCAGTGGGTGATTTTACCCGCACGGGGCCCAATATCCGTCATCCATTCACCCCACAAAATCCAACCTACAGATGTTCCAATGCGCTCACAACGCACGATAACTCTCTGCTTTTCCTCCGGCAATCTCTCCTTGACACTGATCCACTTACTCATGCCGTCAATCCTCCTCGAAGTCGTAGTGGTCAAATAGCCACCGCAATGCCGCCACTAACTCCTCCTTGGTGATGCTGTTGTGCGTCTCCATGTGGGCCACATGGTCAATGGCAAGTACCCGTGTTTTGAAAGGGATGCTTTTATCGGTCAGCCCTGTTTTTACAATATTTATGGCCTGACCGAGAGAGACATTGAAAGTCGGGAAAAGGATTTTACTGCTCATGCTGTCCGCCCTCCCCATCACTTTTATATCTCATAGTCGGGAAAAACCACATCCAAAGAAACGCCCACCACATACCGAAGCGGCAGCAAAACAGAAGGACAAATGCCAGAAATGCCATGTATGATAAACAGGCAAATGCCATTTCGAGCGCCTTCACTGTCCGCCCTCCCCGTCGTGGATGGAGCCCTCCATATCCAAAAACTTCTGGCACATGGCCGCAGCCTGAATGGCCTCGCAGGCTGCGTTGATGGCGTTTTGTTTTAAGCATCTAATATCTTCATTGGCCGGAAGGTCACTTGTGATATTTCCCCAAGCACACTCCAAGAGTAGTTTCATCTTGCTTACCTCTTCTTCGGCCTCTTCTGCTTCTTCTTTTAGCACCGCCCACCCCTCATGCTGGCTGTGGAACTGCGGAAACCGCTCATTGGCGGCAGCCAGCTCAACGTCCACCAGTTGCCTGACGTTGGCTAATACAGCGTTCATTTCGCACCTCCGATGATTTCGTCCAGCTTAACGCACAGGCCGAGGGGCAGAGATGGGAACAAGTCACTGTTGATGTTTGCAATATGCCCGCCATGGTCGTTGCTCAGGGCAAGCGCACAAGCATTCATTCGAGCCAGATCGCTAGCTTCGGGGAACAGTTTTTTCGCCGCTTTTGCAAGTTCCACCTCCTGCTGCGTCCAGCGGGGCTTTCGGATGATGCGGTCGGGGTGGTTGATAATTACAGCCAAATCATCCTCATTGTAGCAAGGGTTCCAGAGATCTCCCGTCTTATAATATCGCTTCCCGTCTGCTCCAATCTTGAAGGCGCCTCTATTTACCTGATTTGCGCCGAAATCGTATGTAAATTCTTCGCCTACCTCAACACCCAGCACCTGCGCAATTCTTGGTTTATTCACTTGTTGTCCTCCTCCTTGATTTTCAGGTACTTTTCGATGGCTTCGTCTAGGTTGGCCTCCTTGTCACGTTCGATGCAAAACCGAATATATTCCTCGATAAACTTCATGTCATTTTCGGCACCCTTGATTTTTCCCTTCCAGCCACAGGAGGGGCAGTAGAAGATATCTCCGCGTCCTCCATTTCCGCAGTTTCTGCCGCAGTTAGGGCACTCTGCATCAGCAAACATCAGATTAGCCATGGTCGGCCTCCTTTCGCTGGCCGTAGGAGCAGAAATCATCCGGGCCAAAGTTAATGCTAAACGACGCTCCGCCCTCATGGTCTGTTGCAACATCATCACTCTCACATTCCATGGTATAGTGATTGAACCACTTACAATCCCGGCACCTGACCACAGGCACGGCGTCGATGGTGGGCAGGCTATCAAACATCCGCTGCATGACAGCTCCAGTCACCCCATCACCACCAAAGCACTCTCTGGCTTTATCCGCATCAACTAGTTTCATGCTCGTCCTCCTTCTCCTTTTCCTGCTCCCTCCGCAGTGCGTCCTCGGCTTCCTTTGGGGTATCCCCAAATACACACCCGCTGTCCATATCCTGTAAAACATTGATGGCGCTTGCATAATGGGCTTTTGCCGGTTTGGGGAAGCGCGCACTGCACATATACACCCATCTCGGAGGCTTGAATGGCAGCACCACGCACCGCCCTTCATCGTCGGCCTGCTTGAGTTCGCGGAGGCGGTCAATGGGGCCGAGAGCACGATATTGCTCTAACTCTTGCTTGTCCAATCTTAGGCCGAAAACCTCACCCTTAAGTTGTTCAATTTCTCCTGGCTCCAAGCCAGTCTCCTCATAGGCTGCGAGGCGGTCAACGTGCGGACCGTAATCTTCTCTTCCTTCGGCATCGATAGCTACAAACCATTTTCCACCACCATGCCAATTGTCACACCAGTATGTCAGTCTATCCATGCTCACCCCTCCTCCGGCGGCCCATCAAAGGCCGTCCAGTATCTATTATACAGCTCCATTGCAAACGGCTTGATGTGCTTGCAGTACAGATATCCATCCCTGCACCCTTCTGCAATCTCCAGGCCGCCCCATTGGAGCTGGGCTATCCCTGTTCCCTCAATGTAGATTGCGGTCTCCTGGGTGATGGATTCCAGCTCTGCGCGGGTGTATTGGTGTCTCATGGCGATACCTCCGGCGGGCGGCTGGCAATTTCATTTGCCCTGTTGCAGATACTTTGCAAAGTGCTATTCTTGATTTTCCCGTGCGGTGACTCCCGCAGCTCCTCCATCGTCAGCGGCTCGTTCGGCTGGGCAGCTTCCGCCAGATTTTCCATTTCCGCAAATTTCTTTGAGTAGTCTGGTTTTTCCAGCGTATACCCAGCAGCAAAAATTTCCAGTAGTTGCTCCGCTGTAAAACCTGTTACGATCTGGAGCTTTGTGTACAGCTCGTCAAGCTCTCTCACTCGATTCACCCACTCGTTCGGCGGGGTGAGGGTGGGCGCAGTGCCTGTTCCGTTTCTTGCTCCGCAGCGGCGGCAGAAAATAAAATTTTCGCTGAACGTTTGCTCCCCGAAGTCCTCTCGGAACTCATGATAATCGTGGCAATTCGGGCAGATATATTGAGTTGTACCCTTTTCTGTTTCTCTACGTATCCATCCCATCCGTTTTCTCCTTCCCGTAGGGCAACCACCTACTGTCCCACTCTTTTATCGCTCCAAGTTTTGTGAGCTTCCAGGCCGAACCAGGTATAGTTGATTTATCGCAGCGGGAGCAAAAAACGGAGAATCGCAGTCTCCACCGTCCAACCCGTCTGACTTTGGTCTCTCCTCCACAATACGGGCAAGGTTTAATCGCCCTTACCATCGTTCAGCGCCTCCTTAACCATGCGTGGGCTTCCCTTTGTGGGGATTTCTTGCGTTGGCAATAAAAGCATCCATAATAAGCGTGAGACGATTATGTTTGACTTCGCCATTTCCGTCGATATAAAAGTTTTTCATGCTCCACCGCTGGAGTTCTCGACCAAATGGATAATCTACCACGATATCCTGACCAATCAGGGCAATAAATTCAGGTCTGGTCATCTTTCGGCACCTCCTATCTCTTCAGCACCATGTCCACGGCCTCGTCCGTCATGGGAGCGCCGCAGTTAGGACAAAATGGTGTTCTACTCCAAAAATAGCTTATTGGATACCCACACTTTGAGCATTTACACATTTGCTCCACCTCTTTGTTGGTGTTTATCCATTCTCCCCGCACCCGCTCCACCTGCTCACGGCTGACGGGGCGGAGGGCGGAAAGGGCGAGGTTAAGAGCTGCAATTCGTCTTTCTGCATTTTTAACTCCATCAGCCATTTGGTGTGACACCAAAAACGTGCTTGGGTTATCTCTCATAACCTCATTCTGTCGCTTGCTTTCCGCCAAAATGTCAATCGCTTCTTCCCGCGTCACGGCTGGGCCTCCAATCTCTGCAATTCCTCCGCGCTCAGAATCGGCGCGCGGGTGTTCCAGGCCAGGCGGGCTTGCGCCTGTGCCTCCTCAATTCGCTGTTTCGCCGCCTCAAAATATCCGGGGTCTAATTCTATGCCAATAAACTTCCGCCCCGTGTTGACACAGGCAACGCCGGTGGATCCACTTCCCATAAACATATCCATAACGGTTCCGCCATCAGGAGCAATAGCCATTAAATGCTCCAACAACTCGATAGGTTTTTCAGTCGCGTGTATCCGTCTAGATGTTGCTTTCGGATTACAAACAAAATATCCTTTGTAGTTTCCACCCTCATTTGGAATATGTCCATTTGATGCCCAAACACAATATTCGGCGTTTTGCGTAAACCGCCCTTTTTGTGGTCTCGCTGCGGTTTTAATCCATGGAATAACCCCCCGGTACACAAGCCCGCCGCACTGCACGGCGTCAATAGTCGCTGCCAACTGCCTCCAATCGGTAAAGATGACTGCGATGCCGCCTGGGCGCATCTTTTTTTTCGCAGCAGAAACCCAAAATGTTTCCCAAAGCGTAAAACTGCGTTGGTCTCGATTATCCCCCGCAAAATCAGGCTTGATATCTTTTGTGTCTGTGCTTTGATATTTTTTACTTGATCCGTTCGCTCTATCAGAGCGATACATTCCGCCGCTGGAATACGGAGGGTCAGTCAGCACCATATCCACGCTACCGTCCGGGATGTCTTGCAGTAGTTCCAGGCAATCTCCCTGCATCAGCACCACCCCCGCATCCGTCAGCCGCTTGGCCGCCTCTCTATCGCCCAACAGGGCGCGCGTCTTATCGTCCATCGTTCGGTTCCTCCTTTATCAGCGGCCATTGAGAAATGCCATCCTGGCTTGCGGAGACCTACTGTTTGATGGCAGGTTATTCCGAGCCCTCCATGCGGCGATTGGATTTTTTGATAAGCCAAAGTGCTTCCCAATCTTGATATCGCTCATGCCCTTCTGGTACAGTTGCATACATGTTGCCTCGTCAAATACAGCCTTTGGCCTCCCGTTTGGATTCGGCGGGGTGCGTTGAACTGTCTTTTTCTCTGTGCAGCGTGCGCCCGGCGGGCAGATCAAAGAGCGTGCATGCCCGGTACAGCCTATGTAGTCGCAGCAGTACAGCCCGGCGGTGATATAGCACCTGTAGATGCAGTTAGCACAGTGCTTGTCCATGCCCTACACCTCCACCACATGGATTCCGCGCCCGGCCATGAGCTTTTTCTTTAGCTCATATTCCTTGGTTCGGAAGCCCTTCACATCTTCCACCACAGGCAGCCAGTGGACGGCGCCCGTGCAATCCGGCTCTGTAGGCCGCTCATATGAAAAGTCGGCCCGGTACTTGATGGCCCGAACACGCTCGCCCAGCGGTGTCGTGAACGCCTCCTGGAGTGTGAACTCCGGCTGGAGCTTCAGATCCCGAATCTCTCCGGCACAAAGCCGAAGCATGAGCTGGTCATACCGTGCGGCCTCTTTCTGACTATCGAAAGTGATGCCATTTCGCACCGCCTTCTTGTTGCCGTATTTATTCACAGGGCAAGGCCCCTTTCGTCGAGAATGTCCATCCAGGCCTCCCAGGTCAGCCCTGCCTTTTTTGCATCTTCCCAAGTGCCTGGAACCCCGGCCGCTCTACACTGACGGCGCAGCTCCTGCCACCGCTCCCGAAGGGCTTCCACCGCAGGATCTATGTAACGGGCAGTTGGAGTCGGCAGACTTTGTGTTTTCGGCCTCTCCGGCTGCGGGCAGCGGGAGGAGATATCGGTCGGGTCAGGCCAGTATTTTTGCGTCCGGAAGTAGCTCACTACCGCCTCCCGCACGTCGTCCACCGAGTAAGGGGCCAGCGTCAGCGCCCACACAGCCCGCAAAGCGTTGTCCTTGAGGTGCGGGTCGTTGGGGCGGTAAAACGCCAACAGCCTGAACAGCTTGTCCGTGTCCTCACGGGTCAAAATATCACGTCCTTCCTGTACTTCTACCGGGAATCTACCGGTAGAAGCCTTCTTCTCCTCCAAAACACTCACATTCTCTCAGGAGAAGGAGGAGGAACGG